CGGGCGAATGCGGCAACGACATTGACCTTCGCATGAACTATCGCAACGCCGCCGGCGGCGAGGCGACGCCCGCAGGGATCACGGTGACGCTCACGGCCATGGCCGGCGGCGCCACCAATCCCGTGCTCACAAACCTTCTTACCAATCTTCACGACAAACCGTTCGACTTCATCGTGTCGCCCTATACGGACTCGACCTCGCTGGCGGCGTTCACCGCCTTGCTCAACGACCAAACCGGTCGATGGAGCTGGCAGGTGCAGATCTATGGCCACGTGTTCACGGCCAAGCGCGCCAGCTATGCGGGCCTCGCCACCTTCGGCGTGACGCAGAACGATCCGCACTCGACCGCGCTCGGCGTCTACGACAGTCCGACGCCCGCCTTCGTATGGGCGGCGGCTGTGGCGGGCGCGGCGGCGGCAAGTCTGCGGGCCGATCCGGCGCTACCGCTGCAGACCGTGACGATTCCGGGCGTGCTTCCGCCGCCGTTGACGTCGCGCTTTACGCTCAGCCAGCGCAACGCCTTGCTCTACGACGGGATTTCCACCTTTACCGTCCAGCAGGGCGGCGTGGTCGCGATCGAAAACCTGATCACGACTTATCAAAAGAACGCATTTGGCCAACCGGACAACAGCTTGCTGGAGGTGGAGACGCTGTTCACCATTGCAGCTGTGTTGCGACGTCTGGCGGCCGTCATCACGTCTAAGTTCGCGCGGGTCAAGCTGGCGAGCGACGGTGCGCGGATCGCGCCGGGCTCGGCGATTGTAACGCCGAAAGTCGTGCGAGGTGCTCTGATCGCAGAGTACCGCGCCATGGAATCCGATGGCTTGGTGCAAGACGCTGCTGTGTTCGCCGCCAACATCGTTGTTCAGCGCAACAGCACAAACCCCAACCGGCTGGACGTGCTCTGGCCAGGGACCTTGATCGGTCAGCTGCGTCAGCTCGCCCTTCTTCTTCAATTCCGCCTGCAATAGGAGCGCGCCGCCATGGCCGACAACCTCAATTCCGGCGTCGCAACCCTCACCGTGGACGGCAGGGCGATACCCGTCGTCAAAGCGCTGACTTACCGTGTGTCGGGTGTCGTCAGAGAGACCCAGACGGGTCAAGACGACGTTCACGGTAAAAAAATCAAACCGCTGGCGGGCATGATTTCCGCCACGATCCGTGACAGCTCCGGCCTTAGCCTCGGCGATGTTAACGACTGGGACGATGTTACGGTCGTGGCCGAGCTGGCCAACGGCAAAGTGATCGTTGGTCGCAACATGTGGACCGTCGATAACCAAGAAGTAAACACCGAAGAGGGCGAATTCGAATTGAAGTTCGAAGGCCTCGACGTTTCGGAGAATTGATCCCATGATGACCGATAAGCAAGTAGACGCCATGATGGCGCTGCCGGACACCCTGTCCATTCCGCTGCGCTCGCCGATCAAAAACCCGGGCGGAAACGATTACAGCAGCCTTGATCTGCAAGAACCGACCGCCGGCCAATTAATGGCTATCGCCAAGCGCACTGATGATTTTGGCGAATTTGCGATTCACGTCGTCGCCGGTTGGCCGTTGTCGTGTGTGAGACAATTGCCTGCCCGCGAATTTCGCAGGGCTGTCGATTATTTATTGTCTTTTACAAACGGCGGCCCAGCGACTGGCCCGGTCGCTTAGCCGCCCTTGCATTGTTCTACGGTTGGGCTCCGCGCGAGCTCTGGGCGCTGACGTGGTCTGAACTCGATTTTTGGTTTGAGGCCATGCGCGCCGCACAAAAAGCCCGAAAGAAAAGCTGATGTCTAATCCGTTTCGTCTTCCCATTACCGCTGAAGACAAAACGGCGGCGGCGTTTAAGTCGATCAATAAAAAGGTCGATGCGCTGGGCGCCAGCCTAGGTAAGGCCACAGGCAAGCTGGCCGGCGGATCGAACGCGTTCAACATCGGCGGCGATTTGGGCGACGCGGCCAAGTCGCTCATGACCGCCCGTGGCGCCTTTGCTGAGGCGGCCGGATCGGCAGAGTTGGCCAATGTCGGGTTTGGCGCCGTAGCGCTGGGCGCGGGCTCCATCAGCGCAGCGCTCGGTCTTGCGGTCAAAGAAATGATCGACGCGGGAAACAAGTTTTCCGATCTGGGCGTGAATACGTTCAACGTATCGCGGCGCATGGGTGCTTCGGTGCGCGATGTCACAAGTCTCGGCGTCGCTTTGTCAAAATACGGGATCGATCAAAGCACCGCGACATCGGCTTTGACCGGGTTTGGCGAAGCCATCAACGACGCCGACTTTGGCCGCAACAACGCCCTTAAAGCGTTTATGAACCAAACCCATCTACAATTTAAGCGCGGCGCGGACGGCGCGCTCGATTACCGCCAAGCCCTGTTAGACGTCTCCGCCGTTGTGGCGCGCCAAAATAATGCGCAAAGCGCAGGGTTGGTGGCGCGTCAATTTGGGTTGGACGCCTTGTTGCCCGCGTTACAGGACGGCCCTCAAGGTTTGGCGGCGGCGATCCGAAAAACGGCAGAAGCCAACACGGCCATGACCGATCAAGAAATTTCGGACGCGCGGCGCTGGAAATCGGAAATCGTCGACCTGGACGCTCAATGGAGAAAAATGAAACAGGATTTAACTGAAAAGTTCGTCATCCCGTGGGCGCTCCCGGCAATCAAAGGTGCAGATTATCTGACCACGCATTCGGTCAACGATATGTGGGGCGATCTTTTTCACGCTTTGGGCTTGGGCGGTTCCAAACCGAGTGCGCCGCCTGCGCCTGCAGCGCCCGGCGTTCGATACGGGGCCAATCAGACTGCCGGAGTAAAGCGCGTCGACCGCGCTGGGTTTCAAGGTTTTTTCCAAGGAGCGGGTTGGAACCAGGCGCAGGCGGCAGGCCTGCTCGCCAACGCCGAACATGAATCGAGCCTAAACCCGTTCGCGCGTAACGGGCAGCATTATGGGTTGTTTCAATGGGATAAGGACCGGCAAGCGGCGTTTAAAGCATGGGCCGGCCACCCCATGACCGACACGAAAGACCCCTTAGCGGCCGGCCGCGAACAGATGGCGTTCGCCAATTATGAACTGCGCCAGGGCAATGAACGAAACGCTGGTCAAAAGCTGGATCAAGCCATGACCGGCGCCAACGCTGCGTTCGTCATTTCCGAGCTGTTTGAACGTCACGGCGATCCGCAGGAAAGCATGCGTCGCGCGGCGGAAGGTGCTCGATTGGATGTCAACGTCCAATTCAAGAACGCGCCGCCTGGAACCGGCGTTCAAACCGCCGGCGGTCCGGACGTGACCACGAAAATCAAAATCGAACACGCCTTCCCTGACATTCCGAGATCCTGATGAGCGCTTGGACCGACCGGTTGCGGCCGGCCTCGTTCCGAGGCGTGCCGTTCGCTGTGCTTAATGCGGAGGCGCGTTTTGGGCGCCGGCTGGCGCTGCATGAATACCCATTCCGCGATAATCCCTGGGCGCAAGACATGGGTCGCCGCGCGCGGGTGTTCACGATCAGAGGGTTCCTGATCACCGATAGCGCCGTCTATGGCGGCGGCGACGTCATCGCCCAGCGCGAACGGTTCGTGGCGGCGGTGGAGGCCGAAGGATCGGCGCAACTGATCCATCCGACTTATGGCGATCTGACTGTCGCGTTGGACACCTGGTCGGTCGAAGAGCGTTGGGACGCCGGCCAGTATTTCGAATTTAACCTTACGGCTTATGAAAGCGGTGATCGGGTATTTCCAAACGTCACCACGGCCACGCCTGCCGCTGCCGTCGCTGCCGCCGATGACGCCGACCTCGCTATTAGCGATGATTTCGATGTCGAAAGCGCCGATGCTTTGTCAAATGACAACACCGATCCCCTGGCGGCGGTCAAGGCGTGGACCAAGGAAATTCGGGCGCTGGTCAAAGACGCTACGGCGATCTACGGACTAGTCACCGATTTGGCGGGCTCCAATGGTCGGTATGCCGCCGGCCGGACTTTGGGATTTCTGGCGCAAATCCCGGCGCTTTATGAAACGGCCGCGACAATTGGCGATCTGATTGGAGCGTCGGCGACGGCTCGCGCCGTAGTAGGCGATGCTGAAAGTGCGGTCGAGACGGCGCTCGGCGCCCTCGGCGGCGGCGCCGGCGCTTCCGCCTTGGCGGCGGCGGTGCGGGGCTGGATCGGCGCCCTGGCCGGGGCCGCAGCGGATCCTTCGGACCGAGTGCGGGTGCTTTTGACGCTTACATCGGTTCGACCGCCTGAACGAACCGCGTTCGCCGCCGTGTTCGGAGACTTGCTGCGCACCACGGCGGCGACGGCGTTGGTGCGCGCCACAGCGGTCTATGAACCGTCTTCCTATGACGACGCCGCCACGGTCAAAGCCGCCGTCTCCGCCGCCCTCGACGCCGCCCTGATCGCCGCCGCCGACGCGGGTCGAGCGGACAGTTACAAGGCGCTTCGCGCCCTCAGCAGCGCCGCCCTGCAGGACCTGACCCAGCGCGGCGCTAAACTTGCGCCGCTCCGGACTGTGACGCTTCCGGAACCTATTCCCGCGTTAGCTCTGGCCCAGCGGCTTTATCGCGACCCGAACCGCGCCGAGCAATTGGTCACCGAGGCGGATCCAATCCATCCACTGTTCATGCCGACGGCATTCAGGGCGCTGGCCGCATGACCGACGAGCTCAAATTGAAAGTCGGCGGCGTCGTGATTTCCGGCTGGACGGATATCCGCGTGACGCGCGGTATCGAGCGTTTTCCCAGCGATTTCACAATCGCCTTGACGGACAAAGACCCCGCCACGCTCGCCCAGGTGACTGGCCGGCCGGGCGACGCGTGTCAGGTGTTGTTGGGCGATGATGTGGTCGTGACCGGTTATGTCGACCGCTTGACGCCGTCTTACACGGCGACGGGCTACCGATTAACTTTGTCAGGCCGAGGCAAAGGGCAAGATTTGGTCGATGCGTCGGCGGAATGGCCCGGCGGCCAAATCGCAGGCGCCAACGTCCAGGCGATCGCCGAAAAATTGGCGTCGGCCTACGGCATTAAAGTCACGACCGTGGGCGATCCGGGCAAAGTCATTCCACAGTTCAATCTGACGCTGGGTCAAAGCGCGTGGGAGATTATCGAAGAGATTTGTCGTTACGAGGGGCTATTGGCTTACGAACTGGCTGATGGGTCTCTTCGGCTTGGTCCGGTCGGCGCAACAATTGCGGCCAGCGGCTTTGTGGAAGGCCAAAACGTCGAAGCAGGGTCGGTGGCATTTAGCATCAACGAAAGCTTCAGCGAGTACGATTGTTTCTTAACGTCGCAGGAAACGTTTGGCGACGTTACTGGCCCGGCCGACCAGCACGCCGGCAATTTGATCGCTACAGTCAAAGACCCTAACGTTCGCCGCAACCGCAAACGCTATATCATTTGCGAAGCGGTCCAAGGTGGTATCGATTTGGCTCAACGCCGCGCCGTTTGGGAAGCGCAGCGGCGCGCGGGGCGAGGATCGATTGCGCAAATCACCTGCGATAGCTGGCGCGATGGGAACGGTGCTTTGTGGACGCCGAACACCCTTGCTCCGGTTTCGTTGCCGTCGCTGCGCTTGGCCAAGGCCACCTGGCTAATCAGCGAAGTGACCTATCGATTGGATGCGTCGGGCACGCACGCCGACCTGGTGCTGGGCCCGCCCACAGCTTTTGCGCCTCAACCCGTGCAGCTCCAACCCGTCGTCGCGGGAATCGTATGATGGAAAAGTTGATCCGCGCCATCGCTCACTTGGTCGGTATGGCCAAGGTGCTGCGCGTCGACGATAGCGGCGCGGTGTTGCGGTTGCAGATCGATCGCGGTCCTTACGGCGAACGCGGTTCGCAAGGGCTGAGGGACGACACGGCTTTCGCGGGCGGCGCCTATGGTCATTATGGCGTTCCGCCTCTGGGCGCCGACGCTGTGGCGCTTTCGATTTCCGGCGATCGCTCCCGCACTGTGGTGCTCGGCGTGGTCGATCCCAAGTCGCGGTTGAAAGGCCTTCAGCCTGGTGATGCGGCTATGGGCGATGTGCGCGGCGCCTATTTGAAACTCACGGCGGCCGGGCTCGAGATCGATGCGGCGAATTTGCCGATTAAGATCTATAACGCTGCAACCATTACTCTTGTGTCGACCGGCGCCGTGCGTGTCGAAGCGCCGACGCTGCAGTGCACCGGCGAAATCGTGGCGCATTGCGACGGGACCGCGATTGCGCTCGGCACGCACAAACATGCCGGCGTGACAGCCGGTGGCGCTGTTTCGAGCGGCCCGGTTCCTTAAAATGCGCGATATTCCGACGATGTGGGTCCCTGCCGAAGCGCGGGGCGATTGGGTTGCGCCCGATCCGTCGCAGCCGCTTTCCGATCTTGAGACGGCGGTGCTGATCAGCCTGTTCAGCGACGCCACGGCCACCCCGTCCGACGTCATCCCGGACGGGTCCGGCGATCCGCGCGGTTGGTGGGGCGACCAGGGCGAAGACACGCCGATCGGCTCCCGGCTCTGGCTCTATGAGCGCGCCAAGCGGACCTCGGCGACGCTGAACGCGGTGCGCGACGCCATCAAAGCCGCCTTGGCCTGGCTGGTGACGGACCAAGTGGCGGGGCGCGTCGATATCGAATGCGAGTGGCAACCCGGCGGCCGGTTGGCGGCGCGCATCGGCATCGTGCGGCCGACCGGCGACGTGGTGAGCCTGGCCTATGCCTGGGCGTGGGGGACTGACTAATGCCGTTCGCCCGTCCCACCCTAAGTGATTTGCGAGCCCAAATTAAAGCCGACCTCGGGTCGGACTGGCTGCGTTTTGCCAATGTTCCCGTCCTCGGCAAAGCCTTAGCCGGCGCGCTTTGGGGTCAATACGGTTATCTCGATTGGATCGCCCGCCAATCGACGCCGTTTACGGCTAAGGATGAAGCGCTGGAAGGCTGGGCGGCGTTGAAAGGCGTCACCCGCAAGGCCGCGACCAAGGCGTCAGGTCCGGCGTCTTTCGCGGCTTCTGGATCGTCGCCGTTGCCCGCCGGGACACCCGTCGTGCTGACCTCGACCGGAGCGGCTTATGTGGTCACCACGGGCGGCGTGGCAAGCGGCGGTTCTGTCGCCGTCACAATTCAAGCGGTGCAAGCGGGTGCAACGGGCAACGTCGACAGCGGAGCGGGGCTAACACTTGGTTCGGCTGTCGCCGGCGTTTCGCCCAACGGCGCGACTACGGCGGCGCTTAGCGGCGGCGCTGATGTTGAACTCGACGCCTCATTACGCACCCGGATGTTGGCGGCCTATGCGGCCCCGGCAAAGGGCGGGGCCCAAAGCGATTATGTGGAGTGGGCGCTGGGCGCGCCGGGGGTCACCCGCGCTTGGGTATCGCCTCGAGGTCAGGGGCCTGGCACGGTTGTGGTCTATGTGATGCTGGACGACGCCGAAGCCACGCATAACGGATTTCCACAAGGCTCAAACGGTGTCGCGGCTTTGGAAACGCGCGACGTGGCCGCAACGGGTGACCAACTGGTCGTCGCCAATGCCATCTATCCACTGCAGCCGGTGACCGCTTTGGTTTATGTGGTGGCGCCACGACCGAACACCGTTGCTTTTACGTTGGCGGGGCTAAGCGCCGCCACGGCGGATATAAAAGCCGCCATCGCGGCGGCGATCGACGCGGCGCTGTTGGCCGTGGCGGCGCCGGGCGGCTCGGTAAACTTGTCCGCCATTGAGTCCGCGATCGCCGCCGTGCCTTTGACGGCTGGCTTCGTCATTACCGCGATCACCTGCGATCATGGGACGGTCTCCCCGGGCTCGGCGGGCAATATCAGCTCGGCGGCCGGATACCTGCCCGTGCGCGGCGCTGTGACGTACAGCTGATGCCCGCGCCCGCGTTTACCGTTCAAGATTTCGCTACCGCCTTGCAGCGACTATTGCCGCGCGGACGCGTGTGGACTGCGGACCCGTCCAGCACTCAGACGGCGCTTTTGACCGAACTGGCGCAAAGCTTTCAACGGTTGGCGGCGCGGGGCGCGGCGTTGCTGATCGATGCATTTCCCGCAACCACCTCCGAGCTGCTGCCGGAGTGGGAAGCCAGTTTAGGCTTGCCGGATCCCTGTGTCGGTCCAGGCGCGACAGATAAACAACGGCGCGCGCAAGTGCTCGGCCGCCTCACCGATACCGGCGGCGTCAGCGCTCTCGATTTTATCGCGTTTGCCGCTACGCTTGGATTTACGATCACCATCGCCACTTACACGCCGTTTCGCGTCGGTCGAAACTCTGCGGGCCAAGCTTTGCGCGGGCCGGCTTGGTCGTTCACTTGGGGCGTTACAGTATTAGCCAATAGTGGCGGCCTCGATCCATCCGTGTTGATTTGCGAATTTCGTGCCCGGGCCCCGGCCCATACGTCCATCCTTCTTTTGAGCTGAAATCATGCAGCGCATCGACGACGCGACGGCGGCAAACGCCTTGCCGGCTCCGGAAGCCGCCGGAACGCCCGGCTATTTCACGGAAGGCGATCCTGCAACGCCAACGCCCGCGACTTTGCTTCGGGCGTCATGGGCAAACATGGTGCAGGAAGAATTGGTCACCGTTGTGGTCGCGGCCGGTATTGGATTGTCCAAAACCGTCTATACCCAAGTGCGCGATGCCATTCTTTACTTGATCCAGCGCGGCACACCGAAATATGCGGCCGATACTGGCGCAGTTAATACCTTAACTGCAACCTTGTCGCCCGTCCCGGCCGCGTTGACGGACGGCATGGAAGTCAGGGTCAAAGTCGGGCACACCAATACCGGCGCAGTGACGCTCAACGTCAACGCGCTCGGTGCGCAGCCGGTCACGTCCAGCCAAGTGGCGCTCGGCGCGGGCTCCCTCACGGCAGGCTCAATCTATTCTTTTGTTTGGAACGCAGCCTTAAACGCGTGGGAATTGCAAACGCCGCTGGCCAGCGCAGGCGCGTCGGCTGTCTTGGCAGACCCCGGATATAAAATATGGCCGGACGGCTATGTGGAGCAATGGGGTAATGTAGTGGGCGCGATTACTCACGAGGGGTCGGTTTCAATTACTTTTCCCTTTGTTGGCATGAGTCAATGTTTCATCGCTCACGCTTGGGCATTGAATTCTAGCGCTTCCAACATCGGCAACACAACTTTGCAAACCCAAAGTTACATGGCCACGGGAGCGACTTTCTACGTGCAAGACGACGTTGGCGGCAGCGGCGCGGCGGCCACGGGTTTTGGCTGGCGGTGCGTCGGCAAGATCTAGCACGCGCCGCTGCGTCTCATTTTCCTCGCGAGCGAGCCCATCCCAATGCCCGAATTTCCGGACGGCTATCCCGTGCGCGCGACCGTGCCGTTGTCGGGCGACGAAGCGGTGTTGATTAGTCAAGGCGGCCGCGTCAAACCCGTGGCCGCCAGCGAGGTTGCGGCTTTGGCCGCACGAATCCGGATATTCGATTATCCAGGCCAATGGACGCGAGTGACGTCAGATCGAACCTTGGTGGTTGGCGGTCTTTATGGCGTCGTCACTACCCATTCGCGAACCTTAATTCTGCCGCTGCTGGCTGGATTGAGCGACGGCGCCGCAATTCGTGTCGCGGACCTTAAAGGGCTGTCTGAAACCAACCCGATCGTCATCATCCCGGCGGCGGGTGATAAAATAAACGATCAATTGAATAACCCCATCACAATCGCAAGCAACCGAACCGTTGTGGATTTTGTCGTCAATCTAGCTGACGGCACGTGGGACACACTCACCCTATTATAGGAGCGCCCCGTTATGGCTCGGCGTCACCCGTTTACATGGGCTGCGGCCCTATGTCTGCTTGCCAGCGTTGTAGCGGCCCAAACAACGATTGGGCCGCCGCTTTACAAAGCGCAAAATCTCGGCGATGTCGCCAATCCGGCAACGGCGCGTACCAACCTGGGCGCCGCTAAGTCGGGCGCGAATTCCGACATTACAAGCCTCAATGGCTTGACCACGCCTGTTGCAATCAACGAAGGCGGCACGGGAGCGACAACCGCTCCGGCCGCGCGGACCGCGCTCGGCTTAGATAGTGCGGCGACGCAACCCTCATCGGCTTTTGATCCGGCAGGCGCTGCAGCCACGGCGGCGGCGGCGGCCTTGGCTAAGGCCGCAAACCTGTCTGATGTCGCCAGCTCGACGACTGCCAGGGCGAATTTAGGCGCGGCGAAAAGCGGTTCTAATTCGGACATTACAGCGATCACTGGCTTGACCACGCCTTTGGCGATTGCGCAGGGCGGTGTCGGTGCGAAGGACGCAGCGACGGCGCTGCAAAACCTGGCCGGCGTGGTGAACGCCTCGGCTTGTGGCTACGCGTCGGCTCCCAGCTGGTGCGCAGGTTCCGATATTGGCGCTTGGATCAATGCGGCAGTAGCCTATGTAGGAACGGGTAAATCTTATAAAGTTATTATTGACCCGTATCAGGATTATTCTTACAGCACGACTGCTGTTGTTCCGTACAATATCCTTTTGGATTGCCAAGGGGCGATGTTGAATTACACGCCCACGACCGGCGCAGCGATTGTTGCTGCGGAACCGACTTTTACAGCCGCCACAACCTATACCATGCCGACAATTCGCGATTGTCGAATTCATCACTCGGCGGGTTATAGCGCCGGCAACACGAATATCGGCGTTTATTCCGGCGGCGACCCGGCGGGCGCGCTTAGCCCGTCCACTTATTGGGGCCCGTTTCTGAACCTGCAGAACGTTGACATTTCCGGGTTTAAGAGCGGCTATACTTATGGAAATAACGTCTGGGCGATCAACCTGACAGGCATTCACCTTCACGACAATTACGACGGCATTTTTGATCCGGGAGGTCAGGACAATGCCGGTGAGTTGATGAAAGTGTCGGGCTTTAACATTTATGACAACGCTCACTGCGGCGTAAACAGCCTTGCGTATAACAATTGGGGCTTTGAAAACGGTCATTTCGACTATAATGGCTCAGGCGGAACGACTGGCGCGGTTTGCGGCACACAGATCGTCGCGGAGTTTCACTTTATTCACTTTGAACAACCGACCGCGCCTTACATTTACATGTCTTCGGCGGCGTCTGTTATTGTTGACGATAGTACGATTTACACAGCGTCAAACACGACGGCGGGTCAGGGTTTATTTGTCATGCTCGGATCGGGGCATATTTACAATGCGTCGATCATTCATAATATTCAGATATCGGGTCAATATACGCCGCCTTACCTAGTGTACACAGGTGGTGTGGGTGATACCCTGCAAAGTTTTTCTGGTATTCAATATAACAGCGTACCTGCCGGCTCGTCGTTTACGACGCCCTATAGCGACGCGGTCAATGGCGCTATCGCCTTTCCAAATTCCGGTCCGCTGAATATCGGCGGCGACGTGGCGATTGGATACAGCGGTATCGCGATTGGATCTGGGACAGGGTTTAGCGGCGCCCCGGCGCCCAGTAACGGCCTAGCCGTTCAAGGTAGTGTCGGGATCGGCACGAACACTCCGGCTTATCCCCTTGACGTGGATAACAAGACCGCCGCGTCAGACATTACAGCGCGGGTGCACAACGGTGTTTCGGGACGTGCAGCGATTTGGCTCGCGGCGGCCGGCAGCAATTATGTGAATTCTCAATATGCCGGTACGGGCGCCACCTGGGGCGTCGGTGAATTCGGCAGCACGGCGTTTCAGTTTCAAGATATTACCAACGGCACTTATCCCTTGGTAATTAATCAAGGCGCGCCGACCAACGCAATCAATATTGGTCCAACGGGGTTCATAGGCCTGGGCCGCATACCGACCTATAATTTCGACGCTTACGCAGCATCGACGCTGAACGCCGACGCTAACTCGGCGATCACTAATGCGGCTTCGGGTCGCGGTGCTTACTTTCTTGCAAACGCCAACAGCAATTACAGCAACACGGCCTATTTCGGAACCGGCGCTCAATGGCGCGCGGGCCAAATTGGATCGACAATGTTCCAAATTGAAGATGTCACCAGCTCGACATTCCCGTTCAGCATTGTTCAAGGCGCGCCGACCAACGCTGTTAATATCACTTCGAATGGATTTGTAGGTTTAGGCCGCGGGCCGATCTACAATTTCGACGTCTATCAAAGCGCGTCTTCAGCGACCGATGCGGTTATCGGGCTGACGAACGCCGCGAGCTCTAAGGGCGCATACTTAAACCTGACGGGCGCGAGCAATTATATCAGCTCACGGTATTATGGAACCGGCGCAACTTGGGCCGTCGGCGAATTTGGGACGACGGCGTTTCAGGTTCAAGATATCACGAGCGGGACCACGCCGCTGACCATCGCCCAAGGCGCGCCCAGCAACGCCCTTTATGTCGCCGCCAACGGTAAAATCGGAATCGGGCGCACACCGTCGTTCAACTTGGATCTCTATCAAAGCGCCGCCGGTTCAGACGCCATAATGGCGATCACCAACGGCGCATCGACCAACGGCGCTTATGTTCGAACCTATACGGCCAGCACCAACTATTCGGGCGCGGATTTCGCGGGGCTGGGGCAGGAATGGCGGGTCGGCCAATTCGGCAATACTGCGTTCCAAGTCAACGACATTACCAACAGCACGATACCGTTAAAGATCGCGGCGGCTGCGCCGACCGGTTCGTTTTCCGTAGACGCTTTCGGCAATGTGTTCGTCAACCGAAACAGCGCGGTGGCCTCGACGCCATCTTTGACTGATCGATATCCCGTTTTTGTGGTTGAGGGTGCTAGCCTCGCCAATTCGGCCTTGGGCTCGATCAATTGGGCGTCTGATCCGACGTCGGGAAGCCTTAATTTCGCTAAGGCCAGAGGAGCGTCAGTCGGATATCCATCGGTCATCACCACGGGAGATTTGATCGGGCAAATCACGGCGGCGGGCTATGACGGCACGACCTGGTCTCGCAGCGTGCAGATCAATTTCAGCTCCTCCGGCACTATTGCGTCAGGTGTTGTCCCTGGGTTGATCGACATTCAAACGGCGAACGCTTCGGGAACGTTGGCGCCGGCATTGCATATCGCCAACACACAAAACGTCTCGATCGGCACATCGACTGAAAGCGCCTCAAGGCTTCTTGTCAGCCAACCATCGGCGACCGCCGCCGATATGACTGTAACATTCACCAACCTCGCCAATGGTAAAGCCGCCTTTCTGCAAACCATCGCGTTGAGCAATTACTCGGCCACCCGACACGACGGCACGGGGCAGGTTTGGTACGAAGGTGAATTCGGCAGTACGGCCTATGTACTGTACGACTCCACCAACAACAAAACTCCGTTTTCTGTCGCCGCCAACGCGCCGAACAACGCGCTGACTGTATCGTCGGCGGGCCTGGTCAACGTTCCGGGCGCCCTCACGGTTGGCGGCGTTCTAACGTCCGGCGGCGCGGCGATCACCCCAACGTTCAGCGCCACGACCTCAAGCATAGGAGGGTCGGCTTTGTCGGCGGGCACATGCGCCTCTACAACGGCCACAGTCACCGGCGCGACGACCTCGATGGCGGTTGTAGTTACGCCCGCCACCTATCCCGGCGATGCTTTCTACTGGCACGGTTATGTCAGTGCGGCCGGGGTTGTGACCGTCAAGGTCTGCGCGGCGACCGGCGCAACGCCAACCGCCTCCACCTACAACGTGCGCGTTTTGCAATAGGGCGAGCGGCTGTTTCCGGCGAACCGCGTTCGCCGACTATTGATCCGGAGGCGCCCATGGCCGTCACCCAGTTGGAACGCAAACCCAACCCAAAAAACGTCGACCTTCAGAACCAGATTGGCGAGCTTCACGATTGCCTGGAGGCGACGGCGGCGCAGGTCGATACCCTGACGGGCGACTCGGCGGTGACCAAAGCCAACTTGGCAATGGTGCTTCAAGCCCTGGGCATTCCGGAGCTGACGGCGAAAGACCTGGAGCCCGGCGCGACGCCGATCAAGGTACGGCGGCGCGTCGGCGGGTTGAGCCCGCATATGGCGGTCGGCGGGTTGATCGTGGCCGTGGTCGCCGCCGTGCCGGGCGGTCAGCTGGTCTACAAGATATTGGAGCCCGCCGTCGTCGCCTTCGCCGCGACGCTGCACCAGGCGCTGTTGACGGCGCACTAACCGCGCCGCCCTGCGAGCGACGTTCGCATCCCATCCTCGGAGACATTCGATGACCGACCCGTCGCCTCCCAGCGAAAGCGCGCCCTCGCGCCTGGAGCGCCCGACCGTCAAAAGCGAATGGACGCTGCTTTTGGCCGGCGCGTTTTGCGGTGTGATCGCGCTGGTGATCGTTGCGGCCCTGGTGCTGCATCCGTGGGCCGTCACCGCGCCGAACGACAAGGATCGGATTCACTATCTGGGTTGGGCGCTGTTCTTCGCGCTTGGCGGTCTGATCCTGATCGTCATCGCCCTCATGATGCCGACGGTCGGCACGGTGAAGGCGTCTGGCCTGGGCGCCGATCTCGAGCTGCGGGGCCGGGGCGAGGCGCCATGAAACGGCGCGGCCTGTTTGACGACTACATCGGCCCTTGGCTCGGCGTTCTGATCCTGATCGTCGTCCTGGGGGCTTGGACGTTTGTGCTGGCGGCCCTCGCCTATGGAGCGAAAACGCCATGATCACGCCGGACACGCTTCGCGCGTTCGCGCCCCGGTGCGACGCCGCGAGCCTGGCTTTGCCGCTGCAATCGGCGTGCGTCGCCCAAGGGATCACCACCGCCGCCCGCGTTTGTGTGTTCATGGGTCAGGTGTTCGTCGAAAGCACCGGCCTGACGCGGTTCGAGGAGAACCTTCATTACACCGCCGAAGTTCTGAAAAAAGGCTTCCCGGCCCGGTTCCCGACGCTAGATCTCGCGACGCAGGCGGCGGCCAAGGGCCCCGTCGTGATCGCCGGCCGGCTGTATGGCGATCGGCTGGGCAACCACGGCCCGGCGGACGGTTGGACCTATCGCGGGCGCGGCCTGATCCAGATCACCGGCCGCGCCAACTACGCCGTGGCGTCCAAATGGACCGCCGTGGATCTGATCGCCCACCCGGACCGCGCGGCGGAGCCGGAGATCGCCGCCGTGATCGCCGCCGCCTTCTTCGCGTCCAAGGGCTGCATCCCGCTGGCCGATGCGGGCGACATCGAAGGCGTCACCAAAAAGATCAACGGCGGCCTGAACGGCCTGGCCGAACGCCAAGCGGCGACGATTCACGCCCGTTCGATCTGGGCTTAAACTTCCACCGCAACAGGATCACCCTATGACCCACCGCCGTATCCTCGGCGCGCTGGCGCTTGCCTTTGGGCTGGCGTTAAGCGCTTGCCACTTCGACCCCGCCTTTGCGCAGACCGTCGCGCCGCCGTCGCCCACGCCGGCGCCGGCGGCGGTGCAATGTCCGGAGTTCACCTATAAGGCCGCGCCGCCGGCCGCCCCGGGCGCGACCATAGCCCTGTGCTACCACGCCTTCGTGGTCGGCTATTCGCCCACGCTGCGTGATCCCCTGTGGAGCGCGGAGCACTTAACGGCGGATGGCGCCAAGGCCGCCATGGTCGCCAAGCGCACCGGAACCTTTCACGCCGAAACGCAGCTGGCGCCCGCCGATCGGGCGGAGCTGGCGGATTATCACTGCGCCCCGTTCGATCGCGGCCACATGACCCCGGTCGGCGACTTCGGCGCGGATCGCGACAAGGGCGAGACCTTCAGCCTCGCCAACATGGTTCCGCAGGCGCCGGAGCTGAACGAAGGCCTGTGGGCTGAGATCGAAGCCGAGGTGCGCGGCCTGGCCATCGCCGACGGCGAGGTGTGGATCGTCACCGGACCGGCGTTTGCCGATCCGCCGGCGTTGCTCAACGCCCGCGTGGCCGTGCCCAGGGTGACGTGGAAGGCGGTCTATGACCCCAAACTCGGCGCCTGGGCCTTTGTGGCGCAAAACGACGCGTCGGGCGTGGTGGCTGTGGTGTCGATTGCCGAGCTGGTGCAGCTGATCGGGTTCGATCCGTTCCCGGCCCTGGACGACGCCGCCAAGGCCACGCCCGCCGCCGTCACGCCGCTGAAACCCCGGCCGCACCCGATCGCGCCCCGGCCGTGCAAGACGGGAGAATAGCCCATGCCCGCTTTCCTCATCGCCTGGGGCGCCGGCGCGCTGCGCTGGGGCGGAACCCCTAAGAACTGGCCGTACATCGGCGCGGGCCTGGTGATCCTAACCATCATATTCCTGGTAGTGATGGTGCGCCACGACGGCGCGGTGATCCAACGCCAAGGGGTTCAGGTGGTGGGCGCCAAGGCCGCCGCCACCGTGGCCAAGGGCGACGCCCAGGCCGCCACAGACGCCGCCGGCGTCGTCTCCAAGGGCGCCGACCGCGACGCCGCCATTCAAGCCACAGGAGCCGCCCATGCGCGGGTTTTACAGACTACGCCGGGGCACGATGCTCCGGTGGCTCGCAGCGTCAATGATGCTGCCCGTCGCGGGTTGTGCGACTATGCCGCCTACGCCAACGATCCAACCTGCGTTCAACTGCGCAAGCCTCGTCCCTGATCGGCTCAAGGCGCCCGTCGCCGGCGCGCCCCTGCCGCCGGCCGATGCGGACGCCGGCCAAGTGTGGGGCTTCGCCGACGCCCAGACCGGGCGGTTGGACATGGCCAACGGTCACACGTCCGACGTGGTGGACATCGTCACCAAATGCGAAGCCGCCAAAGCCGAAGCGCAAACCGCGCTGAAGCCGAAACGGAAATGGTGGTGGCCCTTTTAAAGGGCCTCGAACGGGGTTAGAATCTCCTCATGGTCGAAAAACTGATGCCCTACCGGATGCCCTCTCAAGCCGAGATCGATGCGGCCTACTTGCCCGTCACGGCAGACATTCGGCGGATGCTTGATGATAGGCACCGCCAAGCGGTTGAGATCGTCGCTTCGGGGCGAACCGTCGAATTTGTCATTGGTGAAAAGGTCGTCGGGCGCATCGATCCGGTGCGGCCGTTCCGGAATTTCTAAGGCGGTCAATTTCTTCGATTTCGAGCTCTGACGCCCCCGGCCACCCCGGCCGGGGGCGTTTTGCGTTTCAGGCACTCAACTTCACCAGAATGGGCGAGTTAGGGTATCGACCACATCGCGTCCCCGCACCCATCGATACCCTAACTCCCTCCTCTTGGCTGTTCAGCCGGAGGAGGGTTGCTAAATCCCCTTCTAATTCAAGTTCGTAATTGCCCCGGCCCTCTGCCGGGATGAGCCGGATTCCGGCGATCAGCGTGCGCAGCGCTTTGCGGGCTTCGGCTCGCTCCACGGTCGGCTCGCCATCGAGCCCCGCCTGCAGATCCTCCACCAGCCGGCGATAGCGCTGGGCGATGGCGGGATGCAGGTCGACCACATCGGCGCTCGGTCGATTGTCCAGGCGCGCTTCGAGCGCTGCCCTGCGCGTCTCCAACTCCCCCAACCGATCCTTAATCGCCGCCCCGGTCAGCACGCCATCGGCCACCTGGTCGATCAGGCGCGCGGCGCGGCGCTTCACCTCGTCCAGCTCGCGCCTCACGGCGGCGTCGTTATGTAACGCGATCGCGCGCTGGCGCCCCTTCTCCGTTACATATTCGGCCACCGCCGCCTCGATCACGGCGGGGTGCAACAGGTTGTCGCGGATGGCGGCCAAGACGCGAGCCTCCACGTCGGCGCCCCGCGCCGTGCGGGTGTTGGTGCAGCCCGATCCTTCCGCCCGGCCGTTGCAGCGGAACCGGCGATCGGGACCGCTGAGGGTCATCGCCCCCGTGCACACGCCACAGCGCACCAGGCCTGACAGCAGCCCCTTCGGCCGTCGCACAGCGCCCGGGGTCATCGGGTGCGCCACGCTGGCCAGGCGGCGCTGCACAGCGTCCCACAGGGCGTCATCGACGATCCGGAGCTCCGGCACCGCCGTGGTCACGCGGTCGGCTTCTGCGGCCGCCCTAGCGCGGCGCGTGCCGGTCCGGCGATCCTTGGTCCAAGTCTGACGGCCCCACACCTGAACGCCTCGGTATAGGTCGTTGTGCAGCACGCCGTTGCCGCGCTGGGCGTTGCCGTTGATGGTGGAGGCGTTCCACCGGCCGCCGCGCGGCCCCGGCACGCCCTCCAAGTTCAGCCGCCCGGCGATGGCGCGCGGCGAAGCGCCGGCCGCATACTCCCGAAAGATGCGGCGCACGATGGCGGCCTCCCCCGGATCGATGGAGCGCAGCCCCGCGCGAATCTCGCCCGCCTCAGTCAGCTCGCGGCGCACCTGGTAGCCATAGCTCCGCCCACCGGCGGATCGCCCATCCCGCGCCACGCCGGACAAGCCGCGCCGGGTCTTGCGCGCCAGTTCCTCTAGGAACAGGGCGTTCATCGTGCCCTTGAGGCCGATGTGCAACGTCTGCGCCTCCCCCTCCGCGATCGTATTGATCGTGACGTTGCAGGCGCGGAGATCCTCATAGATGTCCCACGCGTCGCCGCCGGAACGGGTCAGGCGATCCAGCGCCTCGGCGATCACCACGTCGATCGCGCCCGCCTTGGCGGCGGCCAACAGGCCGATCAGTCCGGGCCGGTTGGCGGCGGAGGCGCCGCTGATCGCCGCGTCGCTGTATTCCGCCACGACGTCGGCGCCCAACCGCGCGGCATGCGCCCGGCAGGCGGCGAACTGATCGGCGATCGACCCGACGTTCTGAAGGTCGGATGAAAAACGGGCATAGAGCGCGGCGCGCATGGGCGGTTACTTCGTCTCTTTCGGCCGGTCCTGGTCGGCGGCCATCATGCGCGCAAGCGCCCGCGCTAAGTCAAGCACCGCCTGTGGCGGCGGGGGCGTGTCCGATCGGCGCTTAGGGCTCGATCCGGCGGCCATGGTTAGGCGGCGCTCTCGTCCGCGTGCAACGCGTCAAAAGCGTGGCCAGCCATTTCATCCGCGAGTTCTCGAATGATCCGTCGCACGTCGTCGCAAGAAACGTCTCGTTTCAAGCAGGCTGCAAAGCAGTCTACGGAGCCCCCAAGCGCGCCGACAACCACGGCCTGCTGGCCCGCTTGGCCCTCGACGGTGCCCATCAGGTGTTGCCTGATCAGCTCCATGACCGCTAAGCGCGTTTCCTGGGCAATCGCGTTAAAAGCTGGTTCGCTAAGTTCGACCATCACGCTTTTCCTTTCACGGGCATAACGGTGAGCTGCAGAGCGGTGCGGCGGTCTTTGACGCGTTGGAGCATGGCGTCGATCGCGCCCGGGTCTCCGCCCAGCCCAACGCACGCGAGGCTGACGCCCAAGAGTACGCTTTCGGCCAAGGTCAGAACGTCCGCCACGTCGCCGCCGGAATCGACCACCCGGACCGTCATGGCGTTGACGATCGGCGGGAGGAGGGTGTTGTGAAGCAAGCGCTGATCAATCATGACGGCGCGCCCGGCATGGCGTAGCAGTTCGTGCAACCGGGAGACACGACCGAGCACCCGGTGATCGGGTTCCACGTCGCGTCCGTCCATTCGATCGTGGTGTTGTCAGCCATGGTTAGATCGCTTTCCTACAGACGTCGCACAGCGGACGCCGGGTCAGGCTGACGCTATGGGGGAAAAGGGCGGGGGCGAAGGCGTCAGGGTCTCCGCGAAGGCACTCCCGCGCCGCGTGGCAGGCTTTCTGGCTGCAGCCGTCGCAGGCTGTGAAAACAGCGTCGCGCTCGACAAACCGTCCACACCAGTCGCTGAGGTCGATCGCCGGCCAAGCGCCGAAGCTGCGATAGCTGGAGCCGGTTCGGGGATTGACTGTGCCGGTGGGCGCGTCGGCGCGGCAGGTGGGGTGAGGCTCAACGCCCGCGCGGGGCGCGCGCATGAACCGGCAATCGGCGCACCGTTCCGTCATCATGCCGCCCTCATGGCGTTCAGCGCGCCTTCGGGGTCGGCGGCTCTCAGTGCGGCTTGCAAGGCGCGGCTGTCCAGGCCCGCGAGCCAAGCCAGGCCAATCTGGCTTTCGGGGATGGCGTCGGTGGAAAGGATGTAGATCGCGACCATGGTGCGCCGCTCGATCTCGCCAAAGAACGGGTAGCTGACGTTGGTCAGCTGGATTCGGCGCCCCTGGCGGCGGCGCTGGATCGAGCGCGCCAAACCGTCCAGATCGGCGAAGGCATAGGGCCGCTCCCGCCCAGCGACGAACAGGGCGTAGGGAACCTTGAACCGGTCCGGCGCGCGGGTTCGGCGGGCTTCGGCCATGGCCTGAGCGTGGGTTGATAGAGTTCCGCGCATCAATGACGCCCCTCGGAATGGTTGGGCGAAAGGGCGATGGTCAGGGCGTTCAATGCCGCTTCCGTCCCAGCCTTTTCAGAAGCGCAAGCGGCGCAATCGGCGCCAAAGCCGACGTCCAGCGCGATTTCCAATAAATCTGCCGCTAGAGCGACGATTTGGGATCGGTGCAATCCGTGAATAATTAGGGGTTGCTCGTCCGTGGACCCGCGATCGTTCACCAAGAACAGCAGAAACGGTCCCGTGGTCACGCGCGATACAGCATCAGCGGCGCGCTCAATGGTGTCGCGCTTTGAAACGTGTCTGCGCGGTCGCTTGCTCATTCTCCGCCCTCCGCTGCGTCGGTTGCGGGGCTGGCCAGTTCGGCCAGCAGCGCCGCGTCTTCCGGCGCGGGCTCGGTGCAGACGGGGCAAAAGCCGTCCGTCAGGTCGTCTTCAAGGGTCCGGTCGCCGCCGCAGTTTGAGCAATAGAGGCCGGGGTCGTTCTCATCCTCCGGCCCGTCGCCGGCGACGGTGAGCGCCCGCGCGGCGTGGTCGCGGTTCTGCGCCCAGTTCGGCGCGAGCATGGGATAGTCGCGCGGCAGCTGCCACTTGGTGATGTAGTCGGTCGGCGACAGGCCAAAACGCAGGCGGATATAGGTGGCGAGGTTCTTTACCCGGCGCCCGTCGTCCAGGCAGACGATGAAGTCCGGCGTGATCGAGCGCCGCCACGGGATCGCGGGCTGCGGGCGTTCAAACTCTCCGGCGCACCGGTTGATCGCCATGGCCAGCAATTCGGCCATGGTCTGGCGCTTGTTGTGGCTGCGTTCGGCCTCGGGATCGATGATGGCGAGGGCGGCTTCGTCGGCGCCCACCAAAGTCACGTCGTCGTAAAGGTCCGGCGCGCAGATCTCCAGCGGCAACGTCATGCCGCAGCGGCGCGCGAGCTCGGCGAAGCGCCACGGGTTCCACGGCGCCCCGGCCCGGGTCTCGGCCTTGATGGCCTCCGCAGCGGCGAGGATATCGGCGTCGCGGGTCTCCTCATCGTCCGGCGCGTCGGGTGCGGCCGACAGCGGCGCAACGACTTCGAGCGGGGCCTCTTCCGCCGCCGCATCCGGATCGAGGTTCAGCCATTCGGTGACGTAGCCGTCATCGGTGAAGCAGCGGGCCGCCTCGCGCGCCTTGGCCAGGTGCTCCGCCTCCACGATCGCTTCGTCCGGATTGGCTTCGGCCAGGTCGTGGGCCAACAGCCAATCCTCACCGGCCCGGGTGACGTAGGCGTGCCAGCGCGCGGGCTCGCCGCCCATGACGAACTTGATCAGGCCCTTGCTGCTGAGCGGACCGGACGTGGCGAGGCGGTCGTGCCAATAGGCGCCGACCGGGACCGCCGGCTGGCCCGTATCGTCCACGGCCAGGCCGATCTCACACGCAGCGTGCTGAAGCTCCACCAGGATCAACTGCTCGGCGACGGAGAGCACGATGGGCGCGGAATCGGGGCGCCCGGTGAAGCCTTCGATGTCGAGTTGGGTTTCTTCGCTCGGCTCTAGGCCTTCGCCCTGCTCGACCACCTCCGCTGCTGGCGGACCCAGCGCACCTACCAGCACTGACGTAGTGTCGACGGGCGTGAAAAAAGGCTCGGAAGTAGGCGGCGGCTTCGGCAGGTTCAGGAACCGACTGGCGTAGTTGTCGAGCGCCGCAAGTTCGTTTGCAGGTCCCGAACTGACGACCGCGCTCCGCGCAAACAGCAGGATATCCGCCCGCGTCTCGGCCGTCGGGCGCTTGCCGAGGCTTTCCAGATGCGCCCATCCGGAATCCGTCAGATAAGCGATGTGACCGGTGCCGCCCGACGTCAGGGATCGCGCTACGAGCCCCATGTGGACGAGGTTCGGCAGCGCGCCCAGATCCACATCGACGCGGATTTTGCACCCGCCGCAGAACGGGAACCGTTCGGACGCGTCGGCCAACTCGATCAAGGCCAACAGCATCTTTGGCGTGATCTTCGGCTTCTGGACAAGTTCCCGCGCCGCCGTGGGCGAGAGGTAGTCGGGGTGATCGGTTGGCAGGCGCATGCGCTCGCGATCGGCTTCGGGCAGCTTCATCAGTTGGACGCGCATCTGCACCTGGCGGATGGAGACGCCCACGCGGGCGGCAATCTCATCGGTCTCGGCGCCCTGGCGCACCAGGCGCTCGAAGGCCTCGGCCTCCTCGATGGGGCGAAGCTTGCGGGCGGCCAAGTTGTCGCCCAGCGCCAGAAACTCGCGGTCGATGCCCGCTTCGTCGCGCACCTTGCAGAGGATCTTGCGATCCTGTGGCCAGCGTCCGTCCTCGATGAGCCGCCCGATGGCGCGCCATCG